ATAACACCTAAAACAGGTTCTGTAGCAATATGGCCAGCTGGATTACCTTTTTATCATTGTGGTCTTAAATCAAAAACAACAAAATATATTCTTACTACTTGGTTTGAGTTCATGTAATCATGGCTTTTGTTGTCACGGAAGCATGTATCAAGTGTAAACATACTGATTGTGTAGAAGTATGTCCTGTTGATTGTTTTCATGAAGGTCCTAATTTCTTAGTTATAAATCCAGATGAATGTATAGATTGTGGATTATGTGTTCCTGAATGTCCTGAAGAAGCAATTTTTTCAGAAGATGAACTGACAGAAAATCTAATACCTTTCATTGAAATAAATGAAGAATTGTCAGAAGTGTGGCCAGTAATAGATGAAGTAAAAGATTCTTTACCAGAAGCTGAAAAATACAGTAAAATCAAAGACAAATTACATTTATTAGAAAGATAAACTTGACACCGCCGGTACCCTTTTAGTATACTATAACATAATAAAGAAAGAGGTAAAAAATATGTCACATTTCGTAAACGACCAAATAGCAGATGAAGCAATGATGAAAGTTGATTCTATGACTGACCCTGCTGTTATCAGACAATGTATAATGAGAGGTCTAACATTAGACCTGTTTATTGATATTAATGAAGCAAGAGATTTACTATTAGATTCTATCTTTGATGAATTAATGTCAGTTCCCGGACCACATGGTTGATACCGCGGGAACACTTTTTATATAATATAAACATGATGAAGAAAGAGGTAAATACAATCAATTCAAATAAAGATATTCTTGCTAAACTAATGGCAACAGAGAATATTACAGTTATCCATAAAAAAGTTCCAACAGCTTATTTTGATGTTAAAAGTAGAACACTTTGTTGTCCTATTTTAAAAGATGAAATGAGTCCTGAACTTACAGATTTATTTATGGGACATGAAGTAGGACATGCTTTGAATACACCAGAAGAAGGTTGGCATGACGCAGTATGTGAAAAAGGTATGTTATTTAAAGGATATTTAAATGTTATTGAAGATGTTAGAATAGAAAAGAAAATAAAATCAAAATATCCAGGATTAAGAAAATCTTTTTACAGTGGTTATAAAGATTTAGCTAATCAAGACTTTTTTGGAATCAGAGGTAGAAATATTCATGAAATGATATTGATTGATAGAATCAATCTTTATTTCAAGATAGGTTCAATAACTCAAATAGAATTTAGTAAAGAAGAACAACCATACATTGATAGATGTAATAAATTAGAAACTTTTGAAGAAGTTATGGAGTTAGCTACTGAATTATTTGAAAGACAAAAAGAACTTACAGAAAATGAAGTAGAATCTATGACAGATTTAGAAGTTCAAGATATGTTAGAAGATTTAGGACTTGATGATTCAGAAGAAGGAGAATCAGAATCAATGACTGTAGAAGTTTCAGAAAGTGATGATTCAGATAATACTCAAGATGGTTCTAATGCAAAGTCAGAAGATGAAGGTCAAGATTCAGATGAAAGTTCAAGCTCAACGGATGGGTCAGAGAACTCAAGCCAAGAAGATGTCGAATCATCTGAATCATTTTCAAAATCACCAAAAGGATTATTGACAGATGAAAAAATGAAATCTATTTCAGATGAAGCTTTCAGAGAAAAAGAAGAAACATTATATGATAATGATGATTATTCACCAGAACCTCAGTATTTAGAAATACCAGGTAAAGTTAAATATAATAATTTCATTGTTGATTATAAAGAAATTGATTCTAAATTTAAAAGATTAAATAGACAATATGTTAAAAATCATGTAAAAGAATTTGTTAACTCAAACAAAAAAATTATTAACTACATGGTTAAAGAATTTGAAATGAAGAAAGCAGCTGCTGATTACAAAAGAAGTTGGTCTTCAAAATCTGGTGAACTTGATATGTCAAAAATACATCAATACTTATTAAAAGATGATATATTTAACAGAGTTCAAATAACTCCTGATGGAAAAAATCATGGTGTAGTTATGTTATTAGATTGGTCTGGTTCAATGCATGGGTCAGTTGAAGCAACAATGGAACAAGCAACTTTACTTTCAATGTTTTGTAGAAGACTTTCAATACCTTTTAGATTGTTTGCTTTTTCTGATGGTTATTATGGTAAAACTGATACATATAGAAGTGAACTAGTTGATAAAATATATAGAGCAGACTATAATTCTAAAGAAAGAGAAAAATTAGAAAAAGAATTAAGAGATTATGAAAGTAGTAAAGTATTTGGAATTGCAACTGAAAAAGAAAATGAATATCCTGATTTAGGTAAGTTTCATCTTTTAGAAATATTCAATGAGTCAATGTCAAATAATGAATTTAATAAAGCAATGGAAAATTGGTTTCAATTATCACAAGCAATTGAAAATCCTTACTACCATTACAACGATTCTGATTTAACTTTTGATAATGAATTTGGTGTTCCTAGTGGTTTGAATTTAGGTGGAACTCCTCTTGACCATTCATTGTTCGTAATCAGAGATTACTTAAAAGATTTTAAAGAAGACTATAATATTGATATTTGTAGTTTGATTACACTAACTGACGGAGCAAGTCATAGATTTACTGAAAGAAATACTAGACTAGTTGATAGAAAAATTAATAGAGTTTTTGATTTATCTCTAAGAGGTTATTACAATGGAACAACTCATAAAATTTTAGATTGGGTAAAAGAAACAACAGGTGTTAGAACAATAGGATTTTACATAACAAATTGTAAAGCGTCTGATATAGCATGGGAAGGTAAAAATTTCTGTGGTTCAAATACAGATTCTTATGGTGATGAATATGATAAGAAAAGAAAAGAATTTATGAAATTATCAACATCATTTTCAGATGGTTGTTATGACTTAGCAATTCTAATTAATCAAAAGAAATTAAAATTAAATTATGATGAAGATGAACTTAATGTTAATTCAATGGATGAAGGTGCAAACAAAGGAACTCTAAAAAGAGCTCTTGTAAAAGCAGGTAGTAATAAAATGAAACAGAGAGTTATCTTAAATCAATTTGTAGAACAAATGGCAGTATAATATGAAGAAACACGGACCAACAAAAGCAAACATGACCGGGAGAGCAACAGGACAAGATGTTGTTATGACTCCACCAGAAACGGCACATTGGATAGTTAATTATTTTGAACCATCAGGAAAACTATTAGAACCTTGTAGAGGTGAAGGAGCTTTCTATAATGCTTTAGTAGATTATAACCATGAGTGCAAAGGATTATCAGTTGAAGCTGATGATGTAGATTGGTGTGAAATATCAGAAGGTAAAGATTTTATGAATTATGATAAACAAGTAGATTGGATTATAACAAACCCACCATACAGTATATTTGATTCATTTTTAAAGAAGGCAATGTCTATATCTGATAATATAGTATTTTTTGTTCCATTATCAAAATTATTTAAATCAAAAACAAATGATATTGATGTTTACCAATATGGTGGTGTAAAAGAAATAATAAACATGGGAACAGGAACTAGACATGGTTTCGCTATGGGGTTTCTTGTAGGTGCTATTCATTATCAAAAGGACTATCAAGGAGATATTAAATATACCAGAAGTCCGGGAGCGATGAAATAAAACTTGAAACCGCATGAACACTTTTTGTATAATATAAACATAATGAAAAATAATCAATTAAATAGCGAGGTAAATATATAATGATTAAATTGACAGCTCAACATGAGAAATTTATTGACGCAGCTGCTGGGTTATATCCAGGACAAGCTGAGTTTTCAAAATCACAAATTAAAAAAATTGTGAAAGAAACAGGATGTCCAAATCCTTCTTGGTTGCAAAAACCAGCTTATAGGGTAGGACATGGAACTTACTCTTTAGAACTAGCAGGTGTTGCAGTTCAAAATAATGTAGTTAATCTACCTGTAGGTTCTACTACAGTAGGAGCTCCTAACATTGTTAGTGATGTTTCAGTAGTTCCAGAAGTTGTAAAGGAATATGTTCCTTTTGGACACTTCAAAGATTTAAAATCAATTATCAGTTCAGGATTATTCTTTCCTGTCTTTATTACAGGATTATCAGGTAATGGTAAAACTATGATGGTTGAACAAATATGTGCTAGACTCAAAAAAGAATGTTACAGAGTCAATGTTACTATTGAGACCGATGAAGATGATCTTATCGGTTCTAATACATTGGTTGATGGTAACATTGTTTTCAGAGAAGGACCTGTTCTCAAAGCAATGAGAAAAGGTGCTGTTCTTTTGATTGATGAAATTGATTTAGCATCTAACAAGATTATGTGTCTTCAATCAATACTTGAAGGTAAAGGTTATCTTAATAAAAAGACAGGTGAGTATGTTTCACCTGAGAATGGTTTTACAGTTGTTGCGACAGCGAACACTAAAGGTAAAGGTTCAGATGATGGGAGATTTATCGGGACTAATGTTTTGAATGAAGCTTTCCTTGAAAGATTCTCAATCACAATGGAACAAGAATATCCTTCTAATGTA